GCTAAGTGTTCTTGCCGATAAGCTAAAACTATTTGAACGAGCCGAATCATCCAGACTGCAGACTAAATCAGAAAAATGGTCAGCGAATGATCTTAAAACTGTTCAGATGGATCTTATTAAACATGCTATCGAGCAAGGCAATGTTAACTTGGCAGTCAGAGTGATAGAGAGCATAGGTAAATCCAAGGATAAAACCGATGAAATAATCGATTATGAAGCACAACTGCAGGATTTGTTGACCATGCCAGGGAATGTATCCAACAAAAGCAAATCAAATCAATGACTTACATAAATAGAGCATCTGATATCATTTCAGATAGTTCACTTATATTCTATCTCCTGGTACAGTCCGATTAATCTCCGAAGTCAATCAAAACTAATGAATAAAATGAATGATGATTTCATTTAGATTCAATGTTTACAACTCCAATCTAATCAATCAAATGCATTCAAAAAAGAGTTTAAACTGAAGAGGGGGGAGGGGGGAATTAAGACCCCCGTATATACATTATTATGGGACTCCAGCTATTTTTACACCGACCCTATAATCTATTTGACTTGTAACAATTTTAAAACTTAGGTATAATTGGCATATAAAATTGACGGGCCTAACACTGTAGAACTGCTGGACTATTCCGGTGGTGATCTCTCACATGCCCGTGCCGCATGGGCTAGCACAGGAAAGGAGGTGACTTGGGAACAACGGGTACGTATTCCATCTCTGCTTCAGTTTCTTGCTGAAAACGGACACGGAACTCCCTTTGAACATTCACTTTTATCTTTCAAAATTAAGTCGGATATTGCGACACATATTCACTGTTTAAAGCATCGTGCAGGCGTTAGTATCAACAGTGAATCAGCACGTTACAAAGAACTAAACGATGATTCTGTGTACATTCCTGCAGATTGGCCCGACAAACTCCAGCAGGAAGCACATGAACACTTTTCGGAATCCATTGTAAAGTACCACACAGTCTTACAAAAGCTGGTAGACAGTGGGATGGATCGCAGACGGGCGAAGGAGACAGCACGATTTTATCTACCCTATGCCCATCAGATCAGTTATGTGATGACTTTCAACTTCAGATCCTTTGTACACTTTCAGAATCTTCGCAGTGCGAAAGATGCTCAGATGGAGATACAGGAGATCGCTCGTCAAATGTTGGGAATTGTACAGGATCTTGGAACATTTGACCATTCCCTAAAGGCGCATGGACTGCACTGAGAAAGACTCCAAACAGGCGTTTAAGCGTTGCCCGACCTGTAGACATTGGAAACCCCGGACTCTAGAGTACTATTACAAGGATGCTCGGAAACCAGACGGGTTGAAATCTTCTTGCAAGAGTTGTGATTCCCAGCGCAAGAACGACTACAATGAACGCACCCGTGGCTACCACAGAACTGGCTACCATGAGCTTGAATCCGGTATTTACGATGAGTTAATTGAAAAATTTGGTGGCAAGTCGGATGTACGGATCTGGAGTGGATGCATTGACGTACTGACCCCAAAGTACATTTTTGAGATCAAACGTCTTCACAATTGGAAATATGCCCTGGGGCAACTGTTGGTGTACAGACTTTCGTTTCCTGAAAAAACACCTGTAGCGATTTTGTATGCACCCCAGGAGTCAGACAGTTTTTTAAAAATACAACGTATTTTTGCCAGTTACGGTGTGCAGGTGTACCAACGTGTGGGAAGTCTAAGTGCCAACACAGAGTTTTCAGGATGTCCTTAAAAGTCTGAACGAAGATGCTCTCTGGCATTTTCTTCAGTTCAGGATTGAAAAGTTTGGTACGGGCGAACTGGTTCCATTTCAGTTGAACAATGTTCAGCGAATTCTGCATTTCCGTTGTGAGGAACAGAAAAAGCGCACTGGTTTTGTCCGTCAGGTAGTACTCAAACCCAGACGTAGCGGACTGTCAACGTATTGTCTGGCTAGGTTTTTTCGGGCAGCACTCCTTGGCATGAACATGAGGATTGCGATCATAGCCCATGACGAGCCGACCACGATTACTTTGTTCAACATGGTACGGCTCATGTTCAAGCATTATCCGAAACCACTCCGACCAAAGGAAGGCTATTCCGGAAAACGGGAACTTTCCTTCAGTGACCTGAACGTCAGGTTTCGTCTGGGTACAGCAGGAGGTTCGGATATTGTCGGGGATCAGATCAAGCATCTGCACTGTTCTGAGGTTTCCCGTTGGGGTGACAGTGCTACTGATTACGCAGGGGCTTTACTGCGAAACGTAGCAATTGCCGAAGGCACAGAGGTTATTCTGGAAAGTACAGCCCGTGGAATGGGTGGTTACTTTTACGACAGTTTCTGGTCGGCAGCCAACGGAGAATCAAAAGGTGGCTGGGAAGCAACGTTCTTTCCCTGGTACGTTTTTGATGACTATCAGTTGCCGTTTGGTTCCGAAGAAGAGCAGGAGCAGTTCAGAGAGTCCATCGGCAAGGATCTTCGTTATGGTGGTGAGGAAGAGGAAAGACTGCTGGAAGAGATAGTCACCTATGATCTGGGGTCTGAAGGAATTGTCTCCTTCAAGCCAACGCTGGAAAATCTCAAATGGAGAAGACTGAGCATCGATGTGAACTGTCAGGGTTCACTGGATCAGATGCACCAGGACTACCCGACAAGTAGTCGGGAAGCTTTTCTTGCCAGTGGTCGGATGGTGTTTGACAGAGACATTGTCGAGCGCATTCGCCAACGGGTAGAGAAACGGAAAGCCCCTGAACGGTACACTGTGCCGACAAATCGCTACGACAGTTCAAAGTTCAGTCCGGAATATCGGATGGAACCGCATGTCAACGGTGAACTGGAAGTCTATACGGAACCGATTCCCCAGAGGGAGTACCGAATTGGAGTCGATGTTGCCGAAGGCATAGAGGTTAACGACAGAGATACCGACTGGTCGGTGGCAGTAGTGATGGATGCTCATACCTATGAGCAGGTGGCTATGCTAAGAAGTCGCATTGATCCCGATCAGCTTGCCTGGAAACTAGTGACTCTTGCTCAGTACTACAACGAGGCAATGTTGATTGTGGAACGCAACAATCACGGTCTTGTCACTCTCAGGAGTTTACTCGACAAACACCACTACACGAAGTTGTACAATGAGTTCAGGCTGGATGAACGGGGGCAGAAAAGAACCAAACGTGTCGGGTTTCTGACTACGATCAAGTCCAGACCACAGTTGATCGACACCGTAAGGGAACTTTTACGGGAAGAAGAGATTTTGCTGCACAACAAGGTGCTGGTGGATGAGCTACAGACTTTTGTGACGTTACCAAACGGAAGGGAAGCCGCAACCGCAGGCGCACATGATGACTGCGTCATGGCCTTGGCTCTGGCTTGCTGGGGGATGATCCGACATCCGGCATACTCACGAAATCACACATTGACCGAATATACAGATCGGAAACCCCGATCAGAGTATAGGCACTATCATTATGTCTGAGGAGCAGCAAGCAGTAGTATTTGAAGAATGGGATGAAGCCATTGCCAGAATAATGGAAGAACGTGACGATTCCTTGGAGAAACAGGAATTGCGTTTTCTGATCGGAGAAAAATTACTGGATTTTCTGGAAGACTTGAAAGGAGAACTAGATGCTTGATCCGATGCAGGAAGACGTACCCGTTGAGGTAACCGCAGTGGTTGTGGAGGAAGAACCACAACGGGATGACAGCAACGATCAGTTGGCAACCTTGATTCGTGGCAAGTTTGAGGAAGCCAGGGACTATCGCAGAAATGTAGAAAACGAAAGGTGGCTGCCGGGAGAAGATGCCTACAATGGCATCTATGTCGATGAGTTGCGAAAGGAATCCGGCAGACAACCCCCGTACATGAATATGACTCGCAGAGAAGTGACCTCTGCGCACATCAAAGTCAATGGGATGTTGTTTCAGAACAACAAAATCCCTTTCAAAATCATACCAGCCCGTAAACCTAGATTCATTCCAGCCGACATTCATCAGATGGCAGAAGGTATGCCGATGATGACGGACAAGGAACGATCTCAGTACATCAAGGAATTGTCTCAGCATCTACCGATTCATCAGATTCTGACGGATCGTGCCAGAAATATGGAGAATCGGATCAGAGATATTCTGGATCAGTCGAATTTTACAGTAGAAATCGCCAAGGCTATTCATGAAATGTGTCTTCACGGCACAGGCTGCCTCAAGTCTCCCGTACTAATACATCGGAATTATCCTGTTTTTTCAGGACGTTTTAGTGGATATCTTGAGAGTATTGAGAGTTCGGTAGAACAGGATCTGCTGCCAACTGCCAAATTTGTCACGATCTTTAATCTCTATCCTTCTCCGGAGGCAACAAGTCCCGAAGATGCCACCTATATCATTGAACGTACCCAGCTCAGCAGTGTTCAGGCCCGTCAGTTACTGACAGAAGAGAATGGCTATGATCCAAAGGCCATTGCCGAAGTGCTGGAGCATAAGTACACCATTGGTGGCTATGAGCTTTCCCGTCCGATCAATCCACATCAGGAGTCCTATCAGGAAGAAGAGAAGGAATATGAATTGTTGGAGTTCTGGGGGGTACTGGATAAGGATGATCTGGAAGGGTATCTGGAACTTGGGGATCTTGGAGAACTAGACGTAGCTTCTGTCTGTATTACCGTCCTTGGCAATCGTGTGATCAAGGCTGTAATCAACCCCTATGACGGGATGCTTCCGTACCATTTTGCCTACTGGCATGACAACACCCACAGTATCTGGGGTGATGGCATCTACTGGTCGATCAGAGACATTCAGAGCCTGATCAATTTCACGATGAGCATGTACGTGGAAGCCAAGGAGATGTCCAGCGTACCAATGGTCGGGGTGGATACAAGTCAGTTGGCAGCCGATGAGAATGCCGCAGATCTTTATCCTGGCAAGATCTGGCAGTTTGCCCCAGGGGCAGACATCAGTTCGGCATTTCGTCCCGTACTGATCCCCGATGTCAGCAATGGCCTGATGGAACTGATGCAGTTTCTTCAACGGGAAGCCAATCTGTCTAGTGGACAGTCACCCATCGGCATGGGTCAAACCGCACCATACCAGACCAAAACTGCAACGGGGATGTCGATCCTCAACAGTAATCAGCAGAAACAGACAGCAAGTGTAATTCAGTCGATCTCCAACATGATGCGAGGTGCATTGACAGGCATCTATCGCTGGATTCTGGTGGATACGGACGATCCGGACTTACATTGTGATGCTGAAGCATTGTGTACAG